AAGTTGATTATGCAGATAATCTATTAACAATTAAATCTGTTAAAGAAGTAAACGATAGCAAAGAATCTAATGGAGTAATCCATAAAGGTATTGCTAAAAGATACTTCTCTAAAGTATTTACCATCGCTGATGATGTAGAAATCAAAGGTGCTGAGTTAAAAGATGGATTACTGAAAGTTTCTTTAAACAAGATTCTTCCAGAATCTAAAAAATCTAGATCAATCGAAGTTAAATAATCTTTAACAATCAACAACATGAGTAGGGCGCTCTGCGCCCTACTTATAAATAAAAAGCTACAATAACCAAGCTCTTAGGTCTTCTTCTCCTAAAGTTTTAGCTGCTATTTGTCCTTTGTTTACAAGAGACTTCATTATAGCTTCATCAAGAGTATTTTTTGCCACTATATCAATATATAACACGGATTCTTTTTGTCCCATTCTATGGGCTCTATCCTCAGATTGCATACGAACTTCTAGGTTGTAACTATTTGAATAGTAAATAACTGTAGTACATGCAGTTAAAGTTAATCCAAAACCTCCGGTGGTTGGGTTACCCACTAAAAATCTCGTTTTTGAATCTGTCTGAATTCTATTAACAGCATCTTTTCTATCCATCACACTGACTTCTCCAAAAATACAGACGGTTGATTCGGGCCCATACTTATTTATAAGAAAGTTTTTAATTTCATGAATATTATATAAATAATTAGCCCAAATAATTACTTTACCACCTGTCTCCTCAAGAATTTCATCTAATGTATTTAATTTTTGTTTATGTAATCCAATTATTTTACCCTCATCATCTTTAGTAAACCCATTGCACACCTGGTGTAATTTAACAATTTCTGTTAATTTATTGGAAAAAGAAATAGTGCTATCTTCTACAATAGCTAAAGCACTATGCCTTAATCTATCATATATTTTTTTATGTTCTCCTTCTAATTCAATATATCTTTTTTGACGAATCTTAGGTTTAAGATCTAAGCATTGGTCTTTTCTTATTCTAGTTGAAAAGAATTTTAATTTGGTTTCTAGTTCTTCTAACCTTTTGTAGTATTTTGGAACACTAATAAAACGACCAGAGCCTACTGGTATATCAGTCATTTCTGCATATCTATTTCTAAAAGCTAAGTAACTACCAAACCCTAATAATTCTGGACTTAAAAACTGACATTGTGTATATAAATCCAATGGAGATTTTGTTATTGGCGATCCTGTTAGGATACGCCTTATATGCGACAGTTGTCTTAATCCTAAAATGTTCTTTGTTCTTTTTGCTGATTTATTTTTTATGGTGGTTGATTCATCCAGTACTACAAAATTTAGCTTATTTTTAGTTAAAAAATCTACGCAACCATTAAATCCTCTTTTAGTTGATAAAGCCTCAACGTTAATTAGAAAGATTCTAAGATCCTTATATTCATTAAGTTTATAGTATTCACCAGGTTTATCTAAATTCCATTTATATATTTTATATTTTAATTGGTCTGGAAAATGAGTTTCTATCTCAGTTTCCCATACTGTATATACCGATTTAGGTGCAATGATTAATGTAGAGGTTATTTTTCTTTGAAAAAATAAATATGCAATATTGTCAAGAGTAACTTTTGTTTTACCCGTACCCATTTCCATGAAATAAGCCCATTGAACTTTTTCGGCTGATTGATTTAAAGCATCCCTCTGGTGCTGGTATGGCTTAGTCTTATACGGATATTTCCACATCAGAAAAAATATATAATTTTTTTATTGCAAATATCAAGAAGATAATTTAAGAGATCTCTAGGAGGAAAATATGGATATAGAAAAAATGTCATCCATTGACATTGATCAAGATAAAGTAAAATCAATATCTGATAAATGTCACCAACTCAATGAACTCCAACAGCAACTAAAGGAAAAAGAAGAAATTCTTTCAAAACTTAAATTTAAAATTAAAGATTTTGAAGAACGAATCATTCCCGAAATGATGCAGGAAGCAGGTGTATCTAAAATTAAATTAAAAGATGGCACCGAAGTAGAAGTTAAACCTTTCTACGCAGCAAAAATTCCTGAGTCACGTGTTGAAGAAGCTTTTGGCTGGTTAAGAAGCGAAGGCTTTGAGGACTTGATTAAAAATACTGTGACTGCTTCGTTTGGTCGTGGGCAAGATAATCAAGTTTCTGAACTTATAGGTGTCTGTGAAAAATTTGGTTTCAATTATAATAAAAAAGAAAAAGTTGAACCAATGACTTTAAAGGCATTTGTAAAAGAACAAGTTGAAGGTGGTAAGAAATTACCATTTGATTTGTTTGGGGTATATATTGCAAATAAAACGAAAATAACAAATAACAAATAAGGAGTATAACGTGACGATAAAAGACGGACAATCGAACGAAGTAGCGATTAAAAAAGAAGGTCAGTTAGCTGGTTTAAATATTGAACAGTTTGCTGATGCAGGATTTGAGAATGTGGACTCTAAGAGTTTAGCATTACCTTTCCTTAAAGTGCTTGGACAATTATCACCACAAGTAACACAAGGTGATAGTAACTTTATGCCACAGGCCAGAGCAGGTATGATCTATAACACGGTTACAGATGAACTGTATGATGGTCAAAAAGGTATATCAGTTATTCCATGCTTTTATAAGTTGGAGTACATTGAGTGGAAAGACAGAGAAAAAGGTGCTGTCGCTCCCGTAAATGTATACACTAGCGACTCAGACATCATGAGTAAAACTACAAGAGGTGAGGACGGTAAGGATAGATTACCAAATGGTAATTATATTGAAGAAACTGCGTCTCATTATGTTGTAATTGTTGAACCAGAAAAAACTTCAACAGCCTTAATTGCCATGAAATCTACTCAAAGAAAAAAATCTAAGAAGTGGAATTCAATGATGATGTCCTTACGACAGAAAAGAAAAAATGGTCAAGGTTTTTTCAAACCTGCTCCATTTACTCAACAGTACACTATGAAAACTGTATTAGAAAAAAATAATTTAGGTTCATGGTTTGGTTGGGAGATCGAGTATCAAGGCCCTGTCGGTAACGAGGAGGTCATGAAATCAGCTTTTGATTTTTATGAAAGCTGTAAAAAAGGTTCTGTGAGAGTGAATCATAACAAAGAAGAACAAGCGCCCAAGACTCCATTCTAATTTATGGACGTACTTGACAAGACCCTGGGGGAGTTTGTACAACTCTTCCAGGGGTCCACTACATATTTTGGTGTTTCCAAACCTACAGGAAAGAAAAATTCTAAAGGTAAGGCAGAATTCAAACATTGGGTTGAACCTTCTCCAATGACAAAAAAGCATTGGGTGGAACACTTAAAAGGAGAAGCTTACTATGGGTCAGTTCCCATTAGAGACGATAATACATGTAGTTGGGGGGTCATTGATGTTGATCGTTATAATATACGCCATCAAGACCTTATATCCATTATTCGTAAAAGAAAATACCCGCTCGTCCCATTCAGATCAAAATCCAACGGACTCCATTTAATTTTATTCATTGACGGTGTTGTTCCAGCATCTGCTATGCGTAAAAAATTAATTGAGATTGCATCTGACCTTGGAATTAATGACACCACTACCGATATATTTCCTGCACAAGACGAAGTTGATTTAAGTCCTGAAGATTGGGAGAAGAAAAGAAAAGGTAATTTTGTAAATCTACCTTATCAAAAAGCACACATGACAACTAGAGTTGCTATGGATGATAAAAGTAATTCTATAAAATTAGAAAACTTATTTGAGTTTATTAAAAAATTTAGACTTACTCCCGCTGAATTTAAAAAAATTAAAATATTTAAAGACGATGAAACTAAAGACTATCCGCCTTGCGTAGTTAATTTTATGAAAAATAAAGTTCAAAAAGGTGAAGGTCGTAATGATGCTATGTTTAATGTAGCTGTATTAGCCAAAAAAATTAATCCCGATCCTGTTATGTATGAAGAATGGACTAGAGAAATAATGCCTAAAGTTTGTTCGGAAAAACTCCACCCGAAGGAGTTACAAAATATATTTAGAGGTGTGGAAAATAAAGAATATGCTTACAAATGTAAAACCTCTATTGCTAGAATGCATTGTGTATCTTCAGAGTGTATTAAACGAAAGCTTGGAATTGGTGCTAACGAAGCTTTACCTGAAGTTGGAAAACTTCTTAAAGTTAATTCGTACCCGGAGCCTTATTGGATATTACCTATTCAAGGTAAATCAATTAGATTATCAACTAAACAATTATATCAACAACAATTATTAGGTGAGCAACTTTTAAACTATGACATTGTTTGGAGACCCTTAAAACCAACTAAAAGAGATCCAGATCCTTATAGAGATTGGTTGGAAGAATTAATTGAAAACAAACAAGATATGGAAGGATTTGATGCGGTTGAAGAAAGAGACGATGTATTCAACAATAGGATGGCAAGATTTTTAGAAGATGTTGAAGACACCACTGAATTTGATCAAATAGATTCTGATAATATATGGCGGGATGATTCTGAAATGAGATTTAAACTAGAGACATTTAGATCTTTTATGAAAAAACTAGGATATAATTGGAATGAAAAAGAGTGTACAAGATTTTTAGAACAAGGTGGAGCAAAGCCAAAGAAAAAATTTCAAGGCATAGATAGTAGACATTGGTTGGTGGCTCTACCAAAACAAATGGAGCATAAAAACAAAGATGTCAAGTTCGCTAAGCCAAAAGCTGCGTGGGAAGACAATTAAAATATTTGGACCCCCAGGTACAGGTAAGACTGAAAATTTATTAAAACGTGTTCAACGTTATTTAAAAAAAGGATATTCACCCGATGAAATATGTTACATATCATTTACTAATAAAGCTGTGGACGAATGCGTTAGTAGAGTTAGAAAAAAATTTAAAGAATATAATGAGGATGATTTTAAATATTTTAGAACATTACACTCTTTGGCAAGACAACAATTTGCCGAAATCCCAGTCTTAGATCCTAAAGCAGACCTTCTGATGTTCCACACTCAATATGGAACTGTAAAAATTAATTATAAAGATAATTATGATGATGCTAAAGTTTATAACAATTGGTCACTACAAATTTATGATAGATCTAGAAATATGAAGGTTGATCCTGTGTGGTTGTATAAACAGCAACCTAGAAAAGCTGTAAGACTTCAGCAGTTTAAATCCATTGTTGCTGGTTACGAACAATTTAAAACAATGGAAGCGCCTACAGGACAACGGACACCGGACAAATTAGACTTTACAGATATGATTGAAAGATACATTACAAATGGTTTAGTGATTCCTTTTAAAGTGTTAATGGTAGATGAAGCTCAAGATCTTACTCCTTTACAGTGGGACATGGTAGTTAAGATAGCTAAGCACGTAGACAGAATTTATATAGCGGGGGATGATGATCAAGCTATTTATGAATGGAACGGTGCTGACGTAACCCTGTTCCAAAAGTTTCCAGGCAAATCATTAGTTTTAAAAAACTCAGTAAGACTTAACAAAAATATACATTTATTTTCTAAAGGTCTTTTAAATAGTATGGGAAATAACCGTGTTCAAAAAGAGTTTTATTCAAACCAAAAAGAAGGTAGCGTTCATAAATGGAATTCTTTAAAAAAAGTTCCTTGGGATATGGAAGGTAGTTGGATGGTGTTAGCTAGAATTAATGACGTAAAAAAAGAACTCCAGCAGGAGGCACGTAACCTGTCTTTATATTATCAAGATGTAAAAGGTAATAAATCATTTGATCCTGGGCAATTTTTAGCTATTGAATATTGGAATAAGATTTGTGAAGGAGGTTCTATTACTAGAGAAGAAGCTTGCATAATGTACGAGTATTTATTAAACATAGACCATGGATACCGGACACATGATAGTAAAAAATGGAGTTTTGCACATCCAAATCAAGTCTTTACATTTGAAGAATTACACTTAAGGTGTGGTATGCGTGATGAAAAAGGTCCATGGAATCAAGTATTTAAAAGAAAATTTAAAGATAAAGACAAACAATATTTTGCTAAATTAATGAAAGAAGGTGTGGATCTTACGCAACCACCTAAAATTACTATTGATACGATACATCAAGTAAAAGGAGGAGAAGCTGATAATGTAGTTCTTTCTAGTAAATGCAACTTTCCCTCTCATTTTGAGAAAAAAAATGTATCAGAAAAAGTAAAAGAACTTCGGGTGTGGTATACGGGTGCCACCAGATCTAAGCAAACTCTTCATTTATTAGGCACCTATCATCAATATAATTTTCCATTAGGAAAATATTTTAAACAATATGAGGCGAACTATGACCAATAAAAATATGTTTAATGATGCATTCCCGCAGGAAAGACAGGTTGGAGGATCTCATTATAAAAAATTTACCATTCAACCTTATGAATTTATATCTAAAAATAATTTAAGTTTCTTTCAAGGGAACGTAGTGAAATATGTGTGTAGATATTTATTTAAAAATAAAGTAGAAGATTTACAAAAAATAATTCATTACTGTGAGTTAGAAATTCTAAAAATTAAAGATGATAATAAATAGCACTCAAAAGCCTCTTGCACAATCTTTTAAATTACCTCCAAAAATAGAAAAGTTATTGTGGGAAAAATGTAAAGAAGCTAATATTAAATACAATAATAAATTAGTAGGACATATTCAAGATGAATATCAATTAGATGTGAATGAAGAAATGAAAAATTATTTTTTTAGTATATTAAATGAGGGCCCTATTTGTGAAAGAAGAATTACAGAAATAGGTCATTTTTATGATGATATTGAAAAACCTAAATATCGCACAAATGATGGTAGAGTAATAGAAGATTATCCCTTTGATATTAAGTTAGGAGACATGTGGGTAAATTATCAAAAAAAAAATGAATTTAATCCAATTCACAAACATGCTGGAATTCTTGCATTTGTAGTTTTTTTATCAATTCCATTTACACGAGAAGAAGAAGATAAATTTGCTCCGCCGGGAGTAAGAGAAAAACCTAAAAATGGTAATTTTAATTTACTACATGATAGTGATGATTATCATTCAAACATTGAACTAGCTGTTCCAGTAGATAAAACTTGGAACGGAACAGGTTTACTATTTGAATCTGGTCAAAGACATCATGTATACCCATTTTATTCAAGTGATGACTCTAGAATTACAATCTCAGGTAATTTTTATTTAAAGAGGAAAAATTGATTTTTATAGAAGATAATTTTTTTGATCATTTTGATCAATTTGAAAGTTATTTTAAAACTGTACCTTTATACACAAGAGAAGAATTAACAAATAATTTTAATTATCAGAATCAAAATTATTGGCCTGGTAAAAGAAGTAAATTCTTACATACAGAAGTTGCAACCCAACCAATTTATTTTTTATTTTTAAAAGAATTTAATCAAAAAATAGGTCATGTAATTTCTGGTTTAAAATGGAAAGTAAATCTTTCTATTCAGCTTAGAGTGAAGGAAGATATAGATTGGATTCATAAAGATGATGATGTGAGCTATGTCCTGGTTGTTAATTTATCAGAAACTAATTTAAATTCTGGAACTTGTTTTTATAATGAAGAAAAAAAAGAAACTCTTCTATCTAAATTTATAAAAAACCGAGCAGTTTTTTACGATGCTCGAATAAATCATAGTGCTGTAGGAAATCATGGAACAGATGTTAACACCGGTAGACTTACATTAAACGCTTTTTTTTGGGTAGTAGATAAATGACACATCAATTAAATTTTATATACAACGACAGCGATTGGGTATGCCCACCGGAGTATCCCGATTTATCTCAAGCAAAAGAAATAGCTATAGACTTAGAAACCAAAGATCCAAATATTAAAACAAAAGGCCCAGGTTGGGCAACTTTTGATGGTGCTATAGTTGGTTTTGCAGTAGCAGCCTTTGATCAGCAATGGTATTTTCCAATTCAACATGACGCAGGTGGTAATATGGATCTTGCGATTACTACTGCATGGATGCAAGACATACTTAACACTCCTGCAACTAAAATTTTTCACAATGCAAGTTATGATGTCGGTTGGTTAAAGATAAATGGTTTTAATATTAATGGACCAATTGTAGATACAATGATTGCAGCAGCTTTGATTAATGAAAATAGATTTAGTTTTGCATTAAATTCTTGTGCTAAAGATTATCTTGGTGAAATTAAAAATGAAACTTTTTTAAATGAAAAAGCAAAAGAATGGGGAATTGATCCTAAAGCAGACTTATGGAAACTACCCGCAGGTTATGTAGGATTCTATGCTGAACAAGACGCAGGTCTAACTTTACGTTTATGGCAGCGTTTTAAAACAGAAATTTCTAAACAAAGTTTAAATGATGTGTGGGAAATGGAGATGGAGCTGCTACCTATTTTAATAGATACTAGAATGAGAGGAATAAGAGTTGACGAAGAGAAAGCTTCACTTCTTAAAAAAGAATTTAAAAGTAAAGAGTCTGAGGTATTAAATAAAATTAAAAAAGAAACCAGTTTAAATGTGGACATTTGGGCTGCAAGATCTGTAGCGCAGGTGTTTGATAGAATAGGTGTTGACTACCCACGGACACCGAAAAGTGATGAGCCTAGCTTTACCCAAAATTGGTTAGTAAACTGTGATAACCCGATAGCGCAACTAATAAGACAAGCAAGAGAAATAAATAAATTCCATTCCACATTTATAGACTCAATTCAACGTTATGCTCACAAAGGCAGAATACATTCTGAAATAAATCAATTAAGATCTGATCAAGGTGGAACTGTTTCTGGAAGACTTTCATATTCAAATCCTAATTTACAACAAATTCCAGCAAGAAACAAAGAATACGGAGATAAAATTAGAAGTTTATTTTTACCTGAAGAAGGTAAACAATGGGGTTCTTTTGATTACAGCCAACAGGAACCTAGACTTGTAGCTCATTATGCTGCAAGTGTTGATCAACAATTTACAGGAGCAGATGAATTTATAGATGCTTATAAAAATGAAGCTGCCGATTTCCACCAAATCGTGGCAGATATGGCAGGAATAAGTAGAACTCATGCTAAAACAATTAACCTTGGTTTATTCTATGGTATGGGTAAAGCTAAATTAGCTAGAGAATTGGGTATTTCTAAAGACAAGGCAGAAGCCCTTTTAAATCAATACAATTCTAGAGTCCCATTTGTTAAAAGATTAACTACAGAAGTCACTAATTCTGCTTCAAAATATGGCTTTATTCGAACAATAAGGGGTCGTAAATGCCGATTTGACATGTGGGAGCCTGCTACCTTCGGAATGAATAAGGCAATGCAATATGAAGAGGCTAAGGCAATTTATGGAAATAATATAAGAAGAGCCTTTACTTATAAAGCTTTAAATAGATTAATCCAAGGTTCAGCAGCAGATCAAACTAAACAAGCTATGATAAATTGCTATAAAAAAGGATATCAACCCATCCTCCAAATTCATGATGAATTGTGCTTTTCTATAAATGACGAAAGTGATATAGTGGGAGTGAAGGAGGTAATGGAAAATGCCATTGAAAATCTCAAAGTACCCTTCAAGGTTGACGTTGCACTCGGAAGAAGTTGGGGCGAAGCAAAAGAGTAAAGATATAGTTTGTAAAAGGTGTAAGGACACCGGACAAATAGAAACTTGGTACGATGCTTCAGAAAAACGTAAAATTATTTCTGACTGTCCTGTTTGTCCTCCTCAGATAAATCTTTTTCGTCTTCGGGCTGCTGGTCTTTAATAAATTCTTCCCGAATTTTTCTTAGTTCTTTGTAGTGGTTTGGGTGTTTCCATTCAAACGTCATATGCTCTCCTTGTTTTTTTTATAACCTATTATAACATGAGCACTTTTTTGAAATCCTCCAGAAGTTAGTAAAACAATTTTTCTAAAAAAATTATTTAGTAGTACCAATGTGTATAAAATTAAAAAAATGTTTTTTCGGAAAATTTAGAGCGCACTATCCTTAAGGAAAAAATTAATTTTTTGGGCTACTTAACTTGCTATGCTAAACTTTTTACTTTGTTCAACAGCATTGTCTATTTGCTTCTTTAGGTCACCTATTCTTATTGCAGTCCATTTCATTTCTTCTTCATGACCTTCAGCAGCTTGCTTCGCCCATTTGTGTTCCAAGTTCAGTTTGTCCTGAACTACTTGTTGTAACGTTGACATCTTTTTTATCAACCTCCTCAAATGTAAGAAACACTTTGTAGGGTTCGTAGAACCCTTCATCGGTTCCTTCTATTGCCCCTGATTCTACTTCTGTAGCAAATTTGTCAAGAGCAGCCCTATCGCTCTCCGCCTCTATTATCTTATTAAGATACATATTTTTGTATCTTGCTTGGATGCGATAAAGCTTCATGTAGTATTATATATCAAAATAAGTGCACATTGCAACTATGTGGACACTTTTGGTTTAGGTGAGGGAATTATTAATTTTGGCGGTTTTGGTAGGTTTACGGGCTTACATTCAAATTTTATTACTAATTTTTCACGTTCTACGTGTTTCCTATCTATTTCTTCTGTCTGTTCTAGCCCTTTAAAAGTATTATGGGCCACTCTATAACCTGTCACTACGCAGTCATAATGATTATCGAACGTATATCCTGGAATGGAACTAAATGGGCACATTCCTGTGATTGTGCTACAAAGATACATAATTAATACAAATTTTGTCATAAAATCCTATATTATCCTATTGTATTTTTTCCTTGCATATCCCACGAAAATGTTTATATACAGTTCATGTTTTTTAAAAATAATAACAACAAAGAGGATACCATGAAAACAGATGGAAAAGAAGAAGCGATAACTGTACAAGAAAAGCAGTTAATCACTGAGAAGATAGGCGAAGCTTTGGTTTTAAAACCCGATTGGGAAATTAAACCTAAGAGCGTTGCTATGACTCATATCTTTTCAGTTGAATTTAATGAGTCAACTAAAGAACTACAACTGGTGGTCAATAATGAAGTTTATGAAACTCTCAGATGTAAAGATATACTTAATGGTAAAATTAAATTTCATAATGGTTTAAATGAAATCATTTCTAAATTTAATTTGTGGAGGTATGATGAGCCAAAATCCAAAAACTAAATCATCGTCAACAGTATTCTTGGAATGGATAGATGAAATGAATAAAATTTTATCTGAAGTTCCGATGAATAATATAAGTGGTGAAATGGTAGAATATTCCGATCACGAATGGCAAAAGGCAATGAAGCAACTTCAACAGTGCTCAATGAAATTTGAGGACATGCCTATTTACCCAATCAACGAAGAGATCGCAAATAGACTAGTCGCAGACCACTTGAAAGGTAAGGATGAGCAACCAGATCATTAGTTTTTTATTCTTACTTTTATTAATAGTATTACCAGCAAAACTTGTATTAGCAATTTTTGGATTACTGGTATACACAATCTTGTTTTAACCAAGGAGGGAAAAGATGGCAAGAGCAGTAAATAATAAATTTTTTGAAACTAGAGATTACTCTATATTCAAAAAAGTCCGAGGCAATAGACCTGTGGATGAAGCACACGTTAAGCAATTAAAAAAATTAATTGCTGATAAAGATCTAATGGATCCTATACGTGTAAATCAAAATAAAGAGGTAGTGGATGGTCAACATACATTACAAGCGAGAAAGGAATTAGGTTTACTTGTTCCTTACATCATAATTAATTCTGATGATCCGCTTGATGTAGCAAGACTTAACCAAGGTAGAAAAAATTGGTCGATGGAACATTTTTTACATCACCATTGTTCTAGAGGCAAAATGGATTACAAAATTTGTAAATCTAAAATGCAACAGTATGGTCTACCTGTGTCTGAAACAATAATTTTATTGTTGAAGATAACCTCAAAATGGAGAACGATTCACGATCAATTCAAACAAGGGGAATTTAAAATTCCTGCAGGTGGAATTTCACATTGTGATAGAATAGGTGATCAATTAATGGCTCTTAAAAAATATCTTCTTGGTATGGATAATACTAATAGAAGAGTTAAGAGACAAATGGTAACTGCTTATATTATAGCAGATAGACACCCGGAGTTTAGTTACGATAGATTTAAAAATGCTATTAAAACTAAATCAGCATGGTTGATGACTGGAACATCAGCACGTGATTATATTCAAATTTTTCAGAAAATATATAACTCTGGTTTAAAGCCCAATAGAAGAATTAATCTTCTTGATTTCTTTGATACTAGACAATATACCGAAGAATAAGGAGACACAATGGATATCACTAAATGGAAATCTTGTGCGGTTGATATTGAATCATACATTCTAATAAGAGCGATGGGAAAGGCAGGTTTTAGAAGACCTGGAAGTATGATCGCTAAATTAGTTGATGAAGAAGTAAAGAAGATAGCTAAAAAAGAGGGTAAGAGTTATCAATCAATGAAAGAGAATTTGCTATCTCAAGGTAAGAAGCTCTTGAATGGTAAGTAGACCTGCAGGTTGGATGGTTAACCTTTAATCTGGGGTTGAGAAGGGCCGGGAGACTGGCCCTTTTTTTCTTGCAATATAATATTTGACATAGATCAAATATTTTTATATTCACAATACATACGTATTCATAAGCCTAAAATGAAAAGGTGAGGCTTTCAAAACACCTTATTTCCAATTAACAACGAACACTAAAATTAACTTTTAAAAAGGAGATTTAGTGGGTAAAAAAGCTACAAAAGGTAGCCCAGAAGCATTAGAACAAGCACTACAAAAGCTTGTAATGTTGTGTCCGAATAAGCAAACTTATGACGAGATGACCAGTTTAATGTTTCAGTTGTACTGTGGAAATGACTTTGGCTTAGGAAATTTTAGTTTAGCATTTCTTGATAAAATCGAGAAATGTTGGCAATCAGGTAGAAAAAAGGCCGCTTCGGCTAAAGGTTTAAGACTGGTTGTCTAAAATGTGTAGCCAAGGTGTAATTCCACATCTATATCTTTTCCCACATCTTGGCTATGCTGATGTATTTATTTGATAAAACTTATATAAGAGCCTCAATTAATTTTTGCAAAACTTTGGATGGTCCCGGTCGTGTGGGCTTTATCTCTGAAGTTCTTGAAGATTATTATATTAGCGTAGAAAAGAAATCTCCAGCACTTGTTCAAAGGAGGTTTCGTGAGTTATACGCCGAACTTATTAAAAATTTTGGGCATTAATATGGCCACTGAAATTTTAAAAGAAGATAAATCATCTGAACAGAAATTATTTCAGGCTGTGGTCCTCCAGGCGTTTGAAGATGTTTTGACGACTCATGGGAAAAAGCAAGATTCTTATCTTAAAAAAGATGCTCATGATTGGTTTTTAAATAAAAATAATCGCTTTAATGATATTTGTTGGTATGCAGGTTTTGATCCAGAAATTATAAATGAAAAATATAAAAAATTATTAGCTGAAGGTAAAATTAAATTTACTCGACTCCAGGAGGCGTGGATAGAATATAGAAATTTATATAAAAATTATAGAGCTGCTAAAACTTCTGTTGAGAGAAGAAACATTATGATTAAAATTTGTAGAATAAAAAAATAGTTACCATTTTCTAACGGGACAGTAAGATCTTTCTAATCTTACTTTTAAACGCATTACACATCCACATTTAAGGCATAGACCTATTTTATAAAATGGACAAGTACGGCAGTGGTTGATTCTTTTTTTAATTGTGGAGTGGTTTGCTAGGATAGGTTTTTTTCGTGGTTTGGTAGTCATGGTGGCCTGAATGTTAATCTAATAAACCGGTGCAATCTTTTTTTAATGTAAGGGACCCTTGGGGGAAGTTCTAAAGAGCTTTGATGACTAAAAACCCCCAAAGGTTCCGATACTTTTAAGTAAGTGCTAATTAACACATAATAAGTATATCACAACACCGGATACCGGACAATTAATTTGTATAGTTGATGTTTAGGACTATCCTACATTTACTGTCTGTGGTATTTGTGCCACAATGTTTCATCTGAGAGTTGAAGGTAATTAATCTATTGGCTTTTGAGTATATTTTTGTGCCATCTTCAAATTTTGTATACCCATTATTGGTATTTATATAAAAAGCTGAGGTTTTACAGTCATCTGGGACATCAACATGTAGATCTGATTCATGTAATTTAGCTGAACCAGTAGTCATATTAAGCTTTAATCTATATAATAGTTTGACATTTAATTTTTGCAAAATTGGCTTAACAATATCAAAATATCTAGACGCTATTTCTTTATCATCGTAGGTTTTGAATACATGTGTAAATTGGAATGATTCTAAAATAGGATCATCCCATTTGGGATCACCGTCTTGATTGTAATTTATATATTTGTTAAAAAACCACGGAAAATGAGCACCTTCTAGGTCTTCAACCACCACATCAAAGATTCTTTTGTCTAAAAAATTGTCCTCCTGAGTGTATCCAAGTATTTCCATAAATTTTACTATATAGATATTCTAGACACCTGACTAATAAAAAGTACCCCAGGGGGTCAAACAGGTGTCCCTGGTGTCCCTGATACACTATTAATCAATAATATCAATGCTTTTAATCAATTTTAATGGTGTCCCTGTGGTGTCCCCGTGGTGTCCCTAGGGACACCACTCTTGCGGGAACGCAATCAAAACAATTTCAGGTAGTTACTTTGTGATGAAATAATCTATATAATAAAAAAACTATGATGAAAAAATTAGAAATGTCCAAACTGATATTTAAGACCGCTAAAGAGCAGTTTAGAAAACTATATAAAAAACATAAATCTGAGGTGAGGCACACCAAAAAAACAAAAGGGGCTATTCCAACTGTTCCATATCAACTTAAGAAAGCTGATGTAAAAAGAAAAATAAGAGGAACTAAATTTACTGCTAAAGCTGACATAAAAGCTAAACCAGGTTTAAGACGTAGAATCTTACTTAAAATTGAAAGAGATAAGCGAGCTAAAACTAAACATAAAGGTCCTGTTATTTATGGTAAAGGTTGGGCATCCGACAGAGCAGGTAAGACTATGCAAATTCCTGCAATGACATTTAAAGCTAGAAAGCAAATGAAAAAAGAAATGGCAGTAGCTGCTGAGAAAGGTTATAAGAGAATTAGGTTTAAAAAATTCGGATATAAAAAAGGTAGTTATGTATAAAAAAATGTTGTTAGGTGGTTTGTTAACCAAAGGTATTAAAGAAAGTTATAAGGCTTATAGAAAAGCTGGTGGTAGAAGTATTATTGAAATTATGAAATCTGGTGTACGAGGTGCTGGTAAAAGAAAAGATGCAAAACTTGATATTAAACATGGTATCAAAGTACATGGTGGTAGACATTTAACAAAAAGAGATTTGGCAAAATTAAGATAATGTTTTGGGTTTGGCATTTGGTGGCAATTACATCTATAATATCAATTTCATTCATAATAGGATACAGCTATGGGTCTAAAGAAAAAAGAATTAAGAACAGTAGATGATTTAACTCCCAAACAAAGAATGTTTGTGGAAATTTACGTAAAAGACTGGGGAAGCATTACTCAAGCGGAAGCTTTAAAACGCGCTGGATATGTTTGTAAAAATGAGAATGACTATAGTGCAATCGCTTCTAGATTATTATCCAGAAGATTAAATCCACACGTTGCAAAATATTTTGATAAACGATTTGAAAAAGAAATAAAAATGTATGAGGGAGATAACCTCAGACGGTTTAAACGATTTGAAAGACTTGCTGATAAAGCTGAGAATAAGGAGCAATTTGCTGCTGCTATTAATGCTGAATATAGATCAGGTCAATTAGCGGGTTCTTTTATTGATAGAAAAGAAGTTAGAGTAACCGGACTGGAGGGTATGTCACGTGAAGAACTTGAAAACAAGTTACAAGAGCTATCGCAGAAGATCGATGGGCATAATGCCAAAACGATCCAAGCTGAGCCCACAGACATTAAAGAAATTAAAAACAGTTAGTTGGTCTGAGTGGATAAAAGTATTCAACAGTGTCCACAACTCAACTATGTTTACCTCCGTAGGAACGGTGAAGGTAGATATTGATGAGACATAAGAAAAAAATTGTAATTAATAAAAAGGCCAAACATTGGAAGGATAGATTTCCTTTGGTAGAGGTTACATGGGTTGATATTTGTAGTGATTCAGCGTGGCAAAGTATAGATACTTTAAATAAAGCACAACTACCTAATTGTGTGACTAAAGGGCATTTACTAACTCAAAAAAATGGTGTTACTAGGTTGTTTGGAGACTACTCCGAGAATAAAGAAGGAGAGATTGACGAAATAGGAAATAGTACTATTATTCCCAACAACGTGATTAAAAAAATTCAAAAACTGATCTAATGCCACGTAGTATAAACCAAGAGAGTTTATTGTGGCAAAGAACTAAAAAAGGACTGACTGATTGTTACTTAACCCGCATAGAAACTAGCACAATCAATGGTGTACCTGATATTCATGGAGTACATAAACAAGGTGTTTTTTGGATAGAATTAAAATCAGATCAACTCAATTATCCCAAACTAAATAAGTGGCAGATAGTATGGATAAATAAATATATTAAAGCTGGTGGTAAAGTATTTATCTTGAAAGAGACCCTCTCGAAGAGGTCTCTTAGACTGTACAGACCGGTGTCCCGGTTCACCGAACCTCGGGAACTGAAACCTCGGTTTGAGTTCTCGGTTCCTTTTAAATGGCCGGCGATCCAGGAAGCACTGGTGAGCTCCCTCCAGGAGGCAGCGTGATCTCGTTCTCGTTGGCATTTCTCGTTGACAAACCTCGCTCGTTAAGGAAGACCGGACCATCCAGGCCGTCTTCAGCAGCTGGGTCTGGATCCTGAAGCTCGTGTCGTTTCCCGCCCTCGTTTTATTTCCCTCTTTGTTAGTTTAACGGGGGCAGGTGACGACACGAATGGGGCAGCGTGAGGCTGTCGTTTTAGCTATTGACAAATCTCCCATGATATCTTATATAGACAATGCCTCGTTGTGGCTGGTCCATTGGAAAATGATATATGGAAACCAAGATGTAGCCACGGGATCGCAAAGTCCCTAGGAACCAGACTTTGGACGCAACGTGGAACGAACTGAAGGGAAGAGTAGTTAACTATAAAACAGGGATCTTCTTCATTAGCTTCATTAGGTGAGGTTAGAGGCGAGCCACTAGGTTAAACGAAGGTGCGCCTCGATCCTCGTTCTCGTTTCAAAAGAAAATCATCTCGTTCTCGTTTATAAGGATAGCACTGGGATCTGCAGCGTAACTTCAGCTTCCTTCCCCCCCCTGAAGCACAGTACCTTCTCTTCGCTCTCGTTTTTGGTAAGGAAAAAGAAAGGTTTTGTATCTCGTTTAAGACTGGGATCTCCGGGCACTGGTGGTAATGATGACCATTAGGGTCTCCAGAGCTGCTGGAAAAAAGAATTCAAAAAAAGGACTTGACATTTATCTTATCGTGTCTTATGTAATGTCTGGCCTGTAACGCTGGCACATTAACAAGTCGCCTATGTAACAAACGAAAGGGTGGTGCAGGCTTAACTAACAAAAGGAGGAAAAGATGAAGAATAAAGAATATCAAAAAGAGTTAGATGAAGCCATTCAGGAAACGGTACCACATAATGATATTGCGGAAGCTAACAACATACCACAAGCTGGTAAGGTTTATGCGTTAACCGGTGGCACCGGATCCAAATGCATTGCCAATGGAAATACATGGAAAGAGTCGGAGGTAAAAGATGGCTAGACATTTAATGACAAAGCAAAAACAATTGCTCGACAAACATAGATGGTGTAAAAAATGGCAGGATCTCCCGGACGAGGTTTACTTCTCGCTCGAACAACTCAATGATTTTGAAACCATTCAACATCACATTGATGACCACCTGCAGCGTAACTTCGATGCCGATGCCGTGAAGCCTGAAGAGGCAAAGCACATTTCGCACTGGTTGCAGCTCGGTGAGAAGGATGATCAGTTTCTCATCAAAGATATAGCTAAACACGGCTGCGCCGGTGGCGTGCCAGGACTAGTCTACTATCGTGAGACAGGGTCGTTTTACAATGATTTCCATCTGGAGATCTGGCTAATGATTGGGGATTACGCAGCGGACGCTGGGCAGAAGACTGGTCACTTTTTAGGGGCTATCGTGAAGGATGCCTCGTCTCGTGCTCAGTTCAAGAATGCATTGGTTTGGTGGGCCGTTGAGGTACGAGCCCAGGAGCTGCTGGAGAAAAGGAATGCCGCTTGACAATTGCCTCTATCTACATACTATTGCTCTTACTATGGCCTGAAGGGATGTTAGTCATTACTGGCATCCTAATTCTCGTTTTGACTGGAATGTTCTAGCTCGTTCTCGTTTAAGAAAGAACTGGGACCAGCTGCCCGTACTCAAAGGACGGGGATCTGCAGCACACACAGTACCTTCTCCTCGCTCGTTTGATAAGGAAATGCTAATGGGACTAGACTTTAATGAGCTTCCCCCCACCAGTAGCGTAGCTGATGGCAGATGTCGCTCGTTGGGTAAAGAAATTGTTTAGTTTAGAATAGTTCTAAAGAGTTCCCGCGCCTCCAGTTCTTCCCTGACGCTTCAGATGTCCATGCACTTGTGCATGAATTAATGCTTGCACTACTGCATGGGATTTGATAAGAGTTGTCAACGACACTTATGTCGTTGAAAAAAACTAAACAAGGAGAAAAGTTATGGGACTAGATATGTATGCTTATCGTCATAAAGGCGAGATGCTAACAGACGAAGATAGAAAAAAACAAGACGAGTTGCCAGAAGATAGAAAGCCAATTCAATTTGCCGATTGGAGAAAGCACAACAGACTACAAGGTTTTATGCAAGAACTTTGGGATAAGCAAACAGGATACACAGGTGATTTTAATTGTACACCTCTCTATCTCGGTAAAGAAGAGTTTGACATGTTAGAGAAACAAATTGAAACTCGCACACTTCCACAAACAGGTGGATTCTTCTTTGGTCAAGACAGCTACACTTGGGAAGGTGAGCAGGAAGATATGAAAGCCTACGATTTAAAATTTTGTAAGGAAGCAAAACAATGGATAGAGAAAGGATACAAAGTATTTTATGAGTGTTGGTGGTAAAGATAAAAAGAGCGAGACGACTGATGTCGTCTCGTTTCGCTCGGAGTTAGAGTGTCGTAAGGAACAAAGAGAAAAAGATGCACGACTGCACCAAGACCAAGCAACTAAGCAAGTTGAGAAATTAGTTAAAGAATTAGAAGCTGTAATGGGTGAGGGTGTACAACTAGAAGTTGAGCCAAATGTTAGTAGTTTTATTGATAAACCTATTGAGAAAAAAAAGTTAAATTAATTGAAAATAACTCTTGTAATAAGATTTGATAAGATATAAAAGAGTTGGGCAATCATAAGATTGTAAACTTAACAAAGAGGTCAATATGACAAACGCGGTAAAAAAGCTAAAGCAAGATGAGAAAAAAGTTGTTCTTGCTTATGCTCAATTAAAGCTAAGAGCAAATAGACTATCTAAAGAGTTAGACACCATGAAACAAAATGTTGTTAGTGTGTTTGATAGATCAAATCAAAACTTAATCATTGTTCAAGATGAGCATGGCAATAGTTTTGGAATACAAAAAATAAATCGTAAGAGAAAAAAGTTTGAGACAGCAAACTTTAAGATTGCTCATAATGATTTATTCAATCAGTTCTGCACCGAATTAGAATATGCAGAATATAAAGCGATTGGTGGTACTGATGACAAATAGTCTAATCAATATTGCTCAAACATTAACAGAGCGAGTAAGCAATACTACACAACCAACTCAACTATCAGATATGTACCTTGATGTAGCTGGTAAGAAACAATTAAACTATGAGATAATGTTTCAGTTATTAATGGGTGAGTGTGAGAAACATATACTAGAAAATCATGGCAACCCTGTTGTTGATGAATTTAGAGATAGTATATTAACTAAGTTCTCAACTCTAGTTAGTTCATTAACTAAGTAATTAATCATACATAGAAACCTATAGCGCGTCTGCGCTATAGGTGCGTCTGCACTATAGAAGGCTCTTAAAATCAAACGACTTAAAACGAAGCGCCTGCGCTTCAGGATCACGTTAAAAGACGTGGCTTTTCCCCTCGAAGAGGTTTACAAAGCAAGATATACAAATATACTAGGGTCCCAAACGGTATGAATTTTAAAATAAAAAATTTTTTTAAAAAATTAACGTTTTATAGTTTAATTGAAGGTATTGAATATATAAGGATCAATATAAATATTAATTATGTATAATTTAGATCAACTTTCCGAAGAAGAATTAAAAGATATTATTTTGCAGAAACAACTGCAGTGGATCAAGTTATGCCAAGATAATTTTATAATTTTTGCAGAGACTATGTGGCAAGATTTTATTTATCGTAAAACAAAGAACCCAAAAAAATATGGGCACCATCAAATTATTGCAAAGGCTTTTCAAGATATAGCAGATGGTGATGCAAAGAGGCTCATCATTAATATGCCTCCTAGGCATACCAAATCAGAATTTGCATCTTATTTATTTCCTGCTTGGTTTATTGGAAAGTATCCAAAGAAAAAAATTATGCAGGTATCGCACAACGCAGAACTAGCGTCAAGATTCGGAAGTAAGGTTCGTAACTTAATGAACACAAAAGAATATAAACAAATTTTTGGTAACGTACATTTAAGAGAAGATAGTAAAGCAAAAGGCAGGTGGGAAACCAATCATGGTGGAGAGTACTTTGCAGCGGGAGTTGGCGGATCTATCACAGGTCGAGGGGCCGATTTGCTTATTATCGATGATCCACATACTGAACAAGACTCAATGTCAGACAATGCAATGGAACGTACGTACGAGTGGTATAATTCAGGACCCAGACAACGTTTGCAACCAGGGGGAAGAATTTTAATTGTCATGACCCGGTGGGCGGTAGACGATCTTACTGGAAGGCTCATCAAGGCACAAAGTGAACCTAAAGCAGATAAGTGGAAGTTAATAGAATTTCCTGCAATACTTCCAAGCGATGACCCTGTGTGGCCAGAATATTGGTCAAAAGAAGATTTAGATTCTGTTAAAGCATCTATCTCTATGAAGAACTGGAATGCACAGTATATGCAGGACCCAACTTCAGAAGAAGGTGCAATTATAAAACGAGAATGGTGGCAAGACTACGATAAAGAATACCTCCCTAAATTATTACATGTCATACAAAGTTATGATACTGCGTTTTCAAAAAAAGAAACTGCAGATTATTCTGCTATAACCACCTGGGGTATATTTGAACCTATAGAAGGTTATGAGAAGTGTATTCTTCTATTAGATGCAATGAAAGGTAGATATGATTTTCCAGATTTAAAAAATATTGCTTTAGAGCAGTATGAATATTGGGAACCGGAAACTGTAATTATTGAGGCTAAAGCTTCAGGACAACCATTAATACATGAGTTAAGACGTGCGGGTATACCTGTTATTGATTATGTACCTGCAAGAGGTAGGGATAAACATACACGTATTAATTCCTGTGCCCCCGTATTTGAGTCTGGTATGGTATATGCTCCTATTGATGAGCATTTTGCACAAGAGGTTATGGAGGAATGTGCGGCATTTCCTAACGGACAATATGACGACTATGTAGACAGTACGACCCAAGCTGTGTTAAGATATCGGCAAGGTGGATTTGTAAGTACCTACTCAGATGATTGGGATGATCCCCCTATAAAAATAGAAAAAGAGTATAAATATTATTAAGGAGTTATTATGCCAAAAAACTTAGGTTATAGAGGATACGGAGCAGCTAGAACCCCTGGATCACAAGATTACGGTTTACAAGATGAGAAGCTTTCTCCTGGAAAAATTTACAGCGCAAAAACAGGAAAATTAATTACAAAGGGATATTCAAAAGGTACAGAACATCCATTAGCTGGTAGACAAGGTAATGTTCTACATAAACTTAAATCACAAAAAGAATTAAAAAAAATTACTGATAGCGATAAATACAAAAAAGCTGATTACAAAGACAAAACTGAAATGCTTGGCGGTAAAGTTTATACCAGAGCCGAGATGGAAAATAAATAAGAGAGGTTAATTATGTTACCACCAAGACACAAATGCCCACCATCAGACAGTCCAAAAAGACCTGAAAAAGCATTTTTAGGTAAACTGTTTAGAAAAAAAGGAACTGCAACTGCAACTCCATCATCATCAAATATTTCTAGCGGAAGTAGTTCTGGAATGGGTGGTCTATTAAAAAAACTTATTGAAAAGAAAAAACATTTACTCATGGGAAAAGCTAAAAGAGGAAAGTTCATGGAAAGAAGAATGAAACTTGCTGGTGCTAAAACAGCTATGACTGCGATCTCCGGAAAAACATCAATGGGCAAAGCAACAGATTACAAAAAATATTTAGAAGGTTTAAAAAAAGCTACAGCAGGTGCTACACCAGGTGGCACAGGTTCAGGCTCAGGTTCAGGTTCAGGAAGTACGTTTCTTAAAAGAAGATTGAAACTTGCTGGATCGTCTGCTCTAGGTGCAGCTAAAGCAACTAAATATGGAAAAATAGCATTAGGTGTCGCTGCTGCGGGATTAACTGCACAACAATACTTAAAATCTAAAATGAAAAAAAATAAAAACAAACAAACTTTAAAAGATTTTAGAGAACAAAAGAAACCAGGAATACCTTCTAAAAAAACACAAACTATTAATAAGGCTAAAATTAAACTTAAAAAATACACTAAAGGTGGTGGTGCTGACACTGGTACAAAGGGTGAATGGAAAAGTAAAGGTGCAGTTATAGCTGATAAATTAAAAAGAAAATATAGAACGCTTACCGATCCTGATCTTTTAAGAAAAGCACACGAAAAAAAATTTAAATCTCTAAGAAAACAAAATCACGATCAAGCTTTAAGACCGGTTCCACAATGGATAAAGGACCGTCAACAGAAAAAAACAGCAGGTCCGGTGGGTGATTTAAGAAGAGTTAATCCTTTTCAAGGCAGACATAAACCTTTAAATTTTTCAAAAAGAACAATGGAGATTTTAAAATCACGAGCTAAAGCAACAAAAAAAATGGGCGGTGGCATGATGCAAAAACCTAGGGGATATAAAACAGGTAGTGATGAATACATTTTCAAGAAACTTAAACCAACTGATAGAACAGGAGGTGGTTATGATGCAGGTATACCAGGTATGCTTAGAGACAAGTATAAAGAAGATGGTATTCATTATAGAAAACCACAAGAAATAGGACCAGATGATCCAAGATCTAGGATATTCAAAAGATATTTAGAAGCACAAGATAGAAAGAAAAAAATTAAACAAAAAATTAAATCTATAGCTAAAGGAATTGCTACAGCTGTGATTCCTGGAGCTAAAGCCGCAGAAATTGCTGGTCAAGTTATTTCAAAAATAAAAAGTTCTGGAAGTTCATCTAAGAAGGTTTCGAAGGGGCCTGGTGGAAGAATAGGTTCAAAAGGTAGACCTATAACTAAAATTGTACCTAAAAAGAATAATGATAATAGTAGAAATCCAAATCCAAAAACACCAAAAAGAATGGGCGGTGGCATGATGCAAAAACCTTCAGCCGGATTCACATCAGGTGGTTCGGTAACCGTTAAAACTAAAATAGGGAAATTTTTTCCGACTAAAACATATTAGGGGGATTAATGTCCCTAAAGAATATTCTATTCGGGATTGGCAAAAAGGTATTTGGTAAGAAACCACAACCATCACCGGTTACCGGAAAACAGCAAGGTTTAATCACATACGAAAAAAAGAACCTTCAATCCACAGGTAAAGATCTAGCTACTCAAGATTTAAAAAATCCCCCAACTATTCTTAAAAAAACTAAGCCCCTTCACATGGGCGATAAAACCCCTCCAGCTTTTGGTTCTTCAACTTATGATTGGGTAATGAAAAAAGGATCAGGTAAATTTACTGCGGATGAATGGGTAGATCATTTAACTGCTACTAGAAAAGAAACATTTAAATTATGGGGTAAACCTGCAACTAGAACTGTAAGGGATACTAAAAGATTTAAGTACGATTCAGGAGAATTTCAAGGGAAAGAAGTAACTATTGGTAAAGACGAATTATTCGATTCTAATCTTGCTATTTTTAACGAAGCGGGCGATCTTACAGGTGGTTTATTATACGCAGCTAAGAAGTTTGGTTTAAAATTAGATGCTAATGAATTAGGTGCTATGATTAAATTAAATCCTATTAATAGATTAAAACCTATGGAATTTGGTATACCTAAAGGAGCTGCGGAAGCTCTAGAGACTCAAGTTAAAACTGCAGGCGAACAAATAAAAGGATTATCCAAAAAATACGCTAATATCAGTGATTCTGTTAAAACAGAATTAGATTCCTTATCCTATCACTTAAAAGGTATTACAGGCACCGGGAGTAACGAACAATTAGTAAATGCAACAGATGATTTTATGTATACTCTTAAAGAGATTAGAAAAATGAGAAAAATAGCAGTTGAGGATAAAAAACTTTTAAATGAAATAATGGGCAATCTAAGTAAAAGAGTTGCTCCTATAAAAGGATCTAAAACAAGATATGCAAACGAAACAAGTTACACTTTACAAAGTGGAAAAGATTACAAAGAAACTTTATTTTATTTAGACGAGCCAATTGCATCTAACAAAAGTCCTTTAGTAAAAGGAGGGCACTTTAGTGACTCCGGTGCTACGAACCAAATTTATCACGTTAGATATGACACAAGGTTCACTCCAGATAATAAAAAAGTTTTCATGATTCATGAAGTACAATCAGATGTTAACCAACCCATAGCAAAAGCTTTAACTAAACTTCAGCAATTGGGTGGAGAGAGAAGAGTTAATCCTTTTCAAGCCGATATAGAATTAGATTTACTTTCACGTAATAGAGCTAAATTAATGGCAGAGATGAGCGAAGCTATTGCAAAAAGACAACCAAACAAAGCCAGAGCTATTGGTAATGAGGTAAAAGACATTCAAGCAAAATTAAATTCAGTTTTTACTAGAAGGTCAAAGGAAGGTTCTAGATATGATTATTTTCCTATGGTTGAGGCAGATCAATACGGAGACCATGCTTTAAAATATTTAGTACAAAAAGCTGCTAGAGAAGGTGTTGATTATGTAGCCGTTGCTCCTTTTTCTAAATTAAGTTTTAGACAAGGGTATAAAGCAGGGAATGAAAGATTTTATGGATATGCAACTGGTAAAGGAATAGATAAAAAAGGCTCAGCAGTAATGCCTGATCTTATGAAGAAATTAGCAAAATTCTATAATACAAAAGCAGGGCCACAAAAAATTTCTCTTTCAAATCCAAAAAAAGTTTGGAAAAAAGTTGAAAAAGACAAGTTTGAATACCCAAGTGACCATTCTCAAAAAGGAAGAACAATAACAAGTGAGTATCATGCAGGGGATAGTCTAGATAAATTAGAAGGGTATAAACTTATGCACGCTGATGATCCAAGATTGTATTTTGATGCATTTGCTGTTAAAGTGGAACCTTTAATGAAATTCACCCAAAAAACATATAAAGCTACCGGCGGACTGGTGGTGGATATGTTTAAACCTATAAGGTACAATACATTATGGCTGTAGAAAAGAATAACGAATTTATTGAAGAAGAAGTTGTAGAGCAACCTGAAGGTTTACCTGTAGATATAACTATTGAAGGTGAGGAAGAAGTTGAAGAAAGACCTCAAGATGATTTTAATGCCAATTTAGCAGAGGAAATGGACGAAAGAACTCTTAGGGAGATGTCTTCTACATTAGTTCAAGATTATAAAAAAGATAAAGGTTCTAGAAAAGATTGGGAGGACGCATACATAAAAGGTTTAGATTTACTTGGTACCAAATACATAAATGTAACAAGACCATTTAAAGGAGCTTCTAACGTAACTCACCCGATGCTTGCAGAAGCAGTCACACAATTTCAAGCACAAGCTTATAAAGAATTAGTTCCATCAGATGGACCTGTAAGAACACAAACTGTTGGTTTAAAAACACCAGCTATTGAGCAACAAGGAGAAAGAGTAAAAGATTACATGAACTTTCTTCTAATGGAAGAGATGGAAGAATATACAACAGACATGGATCAAATGTTATTCTATTTACCATTGTCCGGTAGTACCTTTAAAAAAATATATTACGATGCACTATTGATGAGACCCGTCTCAAAATTTATACCTGCTGAAGATATTGTAGTGCCTTACTATGCATCTGATTTAAAAGATTGCGAAAGAATTACACACGTCATTAAAATGACGAAAAATGACATTAATAAAAAAATGGCGGCAGGATTTTATAGAGATATAGAATTAAACGAAGGAGAGCCAGAGCCAGATAATTTACAGAAAAAATTACATGAACTTGAAGGAGTCAAAAAAACTGGAGATGATTATTTACATACAGTTTTAGAAATGCATGTTGATTTAAATTTAGATGAATACGAAGAATTTGATGACAAAGCTAAAAAAATTAAAATTCCTTATGTTGTTACTGTAGATGAAGGTAGCGGTGAAATATTATCAATTTATAGAAACTACAAACCAAATGATTTAAATTATTCTAGAGTAGAATACTTTGTTCATTACAAATTTTTACCAGGACTAGGTTTTTATGGTTTTGGTTTAACTCATATGATTGGTGGTTTATCTACTGCTGCAACTCAATCGCTTAGACAATTAATTGATGCAGGAACTTTAAAAAATTTACCTGCTGGATTTAAGTCAAGAGGTATTAGAGTTAGAGATGATGATCAACCAATGCAACCAGGAGAGTTTAGAGACGTAGATGCACCTGGTGGAAACATACGAGATCAATTTTTCCCACTACCATTTAGTGAACCATCTGTAACACTATATAATCTTTTAGGTTTTGTAGTACAAGCTGGACAAAAATTTGCTGCTATCACAGATTCAAATGTAGGAAACGACACACAAAACAGAGCAGTTGGAACTACTGTTGCTCTTATGGAACGTGGCTCAAGAGTTATGAGTGGTGTTCATAAACGTTGTTACTACGCAATGAGACTAGAGTTTAAAATTTTATCAAGAATTTGTTCTGATTTCTTACCTAAAGAATATCCTTATGATGTTTATGGTGGCCCAAGACAAATTAAACAAACAGATTTCGATGGTAGAGTAGATATTCTACCTGTTGCAGATCCAAATATTATGTCTATGGCGCAAAGAGTTACATTAGCACAAACTCAATTACAAGTTGCTTCATCTAATCCACAACTTCATAATTTACATGAAGCATATAGAAGAGTTTACGAAGCCCTAGGAACAAAACAAATTGAAAATTTACTTAAACCACCCCCTAAGCAACCAGAACCCATGGATCCTGCGAAAGAAAATGCACGTGCATTACAAATGCAAATATTAACTGCATTTGAATTTCAAGATCATGATGCACATATACAAGCACACATGGCTTTTATGGCTACAAGAATGGTACAAATTAATCCACAAGTCTATGCATTGCTTCAATCTCATATTTCTGATCACATTTCTTGGAAAGCAAGACAAGAAGTTGAACAAATGATATCCCAAAATCCACAAATGGCAGAAATGCGACAAGCAGATCCAAAGCAATTTAGAATTGTGTTTGATGCAGAGGTTGCAAAAAAAGCTGCACAGATAACTCAAGAGCTTGCACAAAGTGAAATGCAGGCAAATGCAAATAAACAAGATCCATTAGTAAGAATTAAACAACAAGAAGTTGATTTAAAGGCTATGGACATGCAAAGAAAAGCTGAGGAAACTAAATTTAAAGCAGAAAAAGAAGACGAGAGATTAGCTGACAGACTTGATTTTGAATATGATCGTTTGGCAACACAAGATTCACAATCAGATGAAAGATTAGAAGTAGCGAGAGAGAAACTTGAGCAGAATAAAAAATAAAACTAATCAAATAAAAAATCTAAGCGGCGGCGTTAGATTTGGACCACCCCCATTAAGAGGCCCCAACCCACAAGGTCTCAAAAGGAAAAAATTCAAAAATGTCGGAACCTACACCAAAAAAATCGTCTCTGTACGATAAGCTTTCAGAAAAAAATAAAATAATTTTTTTAGCAGGAGTGTTTGAAGGGGAAGGTAGTTTTGGTCTTTGGTCAAAGTGGAAAACTAAAAAATATTTTGCCTGTTCCGTAGAAATGACCGATAAAGATGTTGTGCAGCTTTTTTATGACTACTTCGGGGGGTGTATGTACCTTTGTAAAAGGCGCAAAGAACACCATAAAGACACTTGGAGATGGCGGATTAATGGCAAAGGGGCTTTAAATACACTTGAGAAAATGATAGATTACTTGTGTAATAGACGGAAGGAGAAATTTGCAAATGTGGTTCAGTGCCTTAAAATTAGCAGTTAGTGCTGGAAGCAAAATTTACGCTAACAAACAGAAGGCAAAAATTGCAATGTCTGACGCACAGGTATTGCATGCAGAACGACAAGCCCGAGGTGAGGAAGCTTACCAGGGCAAACTTTTAGAAGCCCGTCAAAACGACTACAAGGACGAGGTCGTTTTAGCGATTCTCACACTGCCCATTTTGGTGCTCGCCTGGGGGGTCTGGTCGGACGATCCGGCCGCTATGGAGAAAATAAAAATTTTCTTCGAGCATTTTGCGGCACTGCCGACATGGTTTACGTCACTTTGGATTCTTGTCTGCGGAAGTATTTTTGGTATAAAAGGCACACAAATATTTCGTAATGGCAAAAAATAATGCCATTCGAATCAGAAAAACAAAGACGATATATGCATGCTAATCACCCTGAAATCGCAAAAAAATGGACTAATAAATATGGAAGAAGAGCAGCTACAGGTAAAATAATGGTTAAAGAAAATAAAAAAAAGAAAAAATTCATACCCGATTATTTAAAGAAAAAAATTAAAGGAACTACAATTGGGGGTGGTTTTAATATAGGCGATGATGAGTGGGCAACAACACCAAGCGGAAGTTTAAAACTAGGAAAAGGTAATAAAACAGCAAACATAAGTATTTCAAAACCTTTTAGTAAAATAGATAAAAGAAATATAAATAGCACAATAGGACTTGATTTTACAAAAGAAGGGAAAAATTCTTCATTAACTATTGGTGGAAGTAAAACCGGAAAATCAAAAAATTTTGGAATTTCCTTAACAAAAACTTTTACTAAAGGTGGTGGTGCTGATATGGGTAAGCACAGTCTTTCAGGAAGAGATGTAAAAATGTTAGGTAAAAAAGGCACAGAAAAATTAATGGAAGCAAGAGGTAAAGTAATTGATTTAGGCACTCCAGAAGGAGAAGCTCATTTAAGAAAGCATAACCCAGGTTTAACTTACGAATCAAGATATTTACCACCTTGGACAATTATACCAAAGAAAAAACCTAAATATAAAGCAGAGCCTTACACACCAGGTAAGAAAAAACCTAAATATAAAGCAGAGCCTTACATACCAGGTAAGAATAAAGGTAAGTATAAAAAATTAAATAAAAATACTGGCGGATTTATATCTATTAGTGAATACGTTGAAGATATTGTATAATTTGCAAAAACAAAAATAATCTATATATTGTCGTCATGACTATTCGAGGCGACTCACAAGAATACGACCTTCTAAAAAAATGGACAGAGACTTTACCTTTTTATGAAGAACCAAAGGTAGTAACCACCGTAGAGATTGGTGTGCGTGAAGGATTGGGCTCTAAGGTTATTATGTTAGCCATTAAAGAAAGATTAGGTGGTGCTAAAATACCTTATAAACATATAGGCATAGATCAATATGCTAATTTAAAATATCAACATTATGATAATTCACCAGCACATACAGCCGACTACACAGATGAAATGAGAAAAACAATGGTAGAAGATTTTAAAGACCACCCGGAGTTTATGTTTTATCACATGAAAGATATTGATTTTATGAATACTTTTGTTGAAACAGGTTTTAAAGTTTATGATTTAGTTCATTTTGATGGGCCTCATATGACTAAAGATGTTTTAAGAGAAGCAATATGGTTTGCAGATAAATCAAGAGTTGGAACAAGATTTATATTTGATGATTATAAAAAATATGAAATGGATCAAATAGCATTAGTACTAACTCATTTTGGATTTAAAACAAAAGAAGCAGGAGATCATAAAATTTGTTTGCAAAGGGTGTAATGAAAGTAATAGATAACTTTCTTGTAAAGGAAGAAGCTGATAAAATAGAAAAAGAATTTTTACATCCTTTCTTTCCATGGTATTACGCTAAATCTATAAATCCAGACTTTGACCATCTACAGGAAAAACCAAATCATCAATTTCAGTTTGTTCATTCTTTCTTTTTTGAACATAAAATTCAATCAAATGGTTGGTCGATACTGGAACCTATTATTAATAAATTAAAAATTAAAGCATTAATAAGGGTAAAAGCTAATTGTATTCCAATGACAGAACAAATAATTACACATGGGTTTCACATTGATTACAAAGACAATCTAACAGCTGTTTATTATATTAATTCAAACAACGGCTACACAGAATTTGAAACTGGAGAAAAAGTTGAAAGCATTAAAAACAGAATGATTATCTTTAATTCAAATGTTAAACATAGAGGAACGACTTGTACTGATAAACACACCAGAATGAATGTAAATATTAATTTTTATGAACCAAAAGGAGATATGTATGAATATTGACACGATATCATTAGTTCAGAGACTTCTTAAAAGAAGACTCGAGCAACTTAAAGAAACCGCTCTATATAGTGTTGACACGATGGATCAACTACAATATGTTAGAGGACAAATCAAATCATTAGAAGATTTGCAACAGGAACTAAAAGACCTGCTGAATAAACAGGAGTTTGAAGATGATAATGTCCACGGTGAAACCGAAACGGACTGGAAAACTTGAAGACTCGTATAAAAGCGAAGAAGAAGTCAGAACAGTTCTAGATCCAAAAGCGATCGATGATAAGCTATTAGCTAGATTACCAACACCAACAGGTTACAGAATATTAGTGTTACCTTATGCTGGCCCAAAGAAAACTAAGGGTGGTATTCTTTTATCTGATACAACACAAGAAACAATTCAGATGACTACAGTTTGTGGTCTAATTCTTAAAATGGGGAATCTTTGTTACAGAGACAAAGAGAAATTTCCGTTAGGACCTTGGTGTAAACTAAACGAATGGGTAATATTTAGTAGGTACGCAGGTTCAAGATTCAAGATTGAAGGTGGAGAAGTAAGAGTGTTGAATGATGATGAAATTATTTCAACAATCAAAAACCCACGTGAAATTTTGCACCATTTTTAAGGAGGATATATGGCTGAAGAAAATAAAATTCCAGAAGTGGAATTAGATACTGATGGCGTTAATGAAGAAAATGTTAACGTTGATTCAAAAGAACCAGATGAATCTTTTGAACAAAAAGAAAATGTTGATCTTGGTTACACTGAGGTAACTAATGGAAAAACAGCAAAGGAACTTTTACAGGAAACAAAAGAAACACCTGAAGAAACACCTAAAGAAACACCTGAACCAATAAAAAAATCGGAAGAACCGTTAGAGCAAAAGGTTGAGGAAGAAGATAAAGGTGATCTTGGAGAGTATTCTGACAAGGTTCAAAAGAGAATAAAAAAACTTACCTTTCAAATTCGTGAAGCAGAAAGAAGAGAAAGAGCTGCTATGGATTATGCAAAAGGTTTGAAAGATAAATTTGACACTGTTGAGAAAAAATATGACGAAACAGACACAAATTATCTTAAACAATACGATGCAAGAATAAATTCTGAAAGAGATAAAGCTAGAACAAATCTAAAAGCTGCTCTTGATGAAAATGATACAGACAAAATAATGGAAGCTAACGATCTGCTTACTAAATTGGCTGTAGAAAAAGAAAAGGTTTCTATGACTCTTGGCGAAAAAGAGGCTAGAAAAAAAGAAGCTGAATCACAACCCCAAGCCCCCCAGGAGGGAAAACCACCAGCACCAATTAGTCAAAGAGCTCAAAAATGGGCTGAAAACAATGACTGGTTTGGTTCTGATAGAGTGCTTACTGGAGCTGCAATGAGTATTCATGAAGATCTTATACAGCAGGGAATTGACGGAGAAAGTGATCAGTACTATAATCAAATAAACAAACGTATGAAGGATTATTTCCCTCAGAAGTTTGCCGAATCTTCGACTGGAGAACAACCAAAGGCTGCACTCGTCCAGAACGTAGCCTCTGTTAGTAGAAGAGCAGGTGGACGCAAGTCTGTGAAGCTCACCAAATCACAGGTAGTTATCGCTAAGAAATTAGGGGTGCCACTAGAGGAATACGCAAAATACGTGAAGGAAGGAACATAATATGGAAAAAGTTAAAACCTCACGCACGTCCGATACTAGAATTAAACAATCTAGAAAAAAAGCTTGGACACCACCATCCAGTTTGGATGCGCCAGCTGCACCGCAGGGTTTCTGTCATAGATGGATACGAACTGCGACTCAAGGTTTGGAGGACGTTGCAAACGTCTCCAAAAAACTTCGAGAAGGTTGGGAATTTGTTAAAGCTGAAACTATTTTAAGTGAAATTGGCGAAAACGAATACCCAGTCATCACTGAAGGAAAACATGCTGGTCTTATTGGAATTGGGGGCCTTGTGTTGGCAAGGATACCAGAAGAGATTCTGAAACAACGCGCTGAGTATTTTAGAAAAATTACTCAAGATAGAACAGACGCGCTTGATAGGGATCTTATGAAGGAGCAACACCCGGACATGCCAATCAATATTGATAGGCAGTCTAGAGTTACCTTTGGAGGTTCTCGTAAAAAGTAATATTTTTGCGATATCTACAAGTAGCTTGGATTAAATAAATGTTAAAAGGAGAAAACAACTATGGCTAACGTAAGTGAACAGTTTGGTCTAAGACCTTACAGAAAACTAGACGGTACACCATTAGTAGGTGCTCAAAATAGATACACGATTGCTAGTGGCTATGCAACTGCAATATATCAAGGGGACATGGTGGAACCATTAACCTCTGGTAATATTCAGAAACATGGTGCTAACACATCTGATGCTATTGTGGGCGTTTTTAACGGATGTTTTTACACTGATCCAACTACACAAAAGCCGACCTATAAAAACTACTACCCTGGAGGAGTAGCTGCGAGTGACATTACAGCATTCATAGTTGACGATCCAGATGCAGTATTTTTAGTAGACGCAGATGAGGCTTTTACTAGAGCAGATCTATTTAGAAACTACTCTGTTACTAACACTACTGGTGTTACACAAACAGGAATATCAAAGGCACAATTAGATGTTAGTGTTTCTGGTACAGCGACTACTTTCGCAATTCAAGCGATCGACATTTCGCAAGACCCAGATAACTCTGACACTTCTGCTGCTAATGCTAATGTTCTTGTTAGAATCAACAACCACTTCTATAGAAGTGGTACAGGGCTATAATAAATAAAGGAGAATAACTATGGCAATATCACGTTCGCAACTAGTTAAAGAACTAGAGCCAGGTTTGAATGCTTTATTCGGCCTGGAATATAGTAGATATGAAAATCAGCATGCTGAGATTTATACTACTGAAACATCTGACAGAGCTTTTGAAGAAGAAGTAATGTTAAGTGGTTTCGCTTCTGCACCTGTTAAACAAGAAGGTGCTGGAGTAGTGTTCGATCAAGCAAATGAGACTTTCACTGCTAGATACTCACACGAAACAATCGCTTTAGCATTTGCTATTACTGAAGAAGCAATTGAAGACAACCTATACGATAGACTTGCTGCTAGATACACTAGAGCATTAGCAAGATCTATGGCAAATACGAAGCAAGTTAAAGCTGCAAATGTATTGAACAACGCACAGGTTACTACTGTAACAGGTGGTGATGGCGAATCTTTAGTCGGAAACGCTCACCCACTTGCAACTGGTGGAACTTTCTCAAACGTTCTTGCAACTGCTGCAGACCTTAACGAAACTTCGTTAGAGCAGTCGTTAATCGACATTGCTGGGTTCGTAGACGAAAGAGGCTTAAAAATCGCTTCTCAAGGTAGAAAAATGATAATTCCAAAAGAATTACAATTTACTGCTGAGAGATTGATGAAGTCTCCTATGAGACCAGGAACTGCAGATAATGACATAAATGCTGTAAGAAGCATGGGAATGGTACCAGAAGGTTATTCAGTGAATAACTTCCTAACTGATACTGATTCTTACTTCTTAATGACTGATGTACCTAATGGATTTAAATATTTCGTTAGATCACCAATCAAAACAGCAATGGAAGGTGACTTCGATACTGGTAA